CGCATCATAAAAGTATACACAGAGCTTCTCTTTTTGGAGTCTCAACTCTCCTCCCCTAAATAGGGGTACCCCGACTGGCAGGGTCAATCAAATGAGTTTTCTTTACATACTTAAAGGCAGGAAGTTCCTTATAGTAAGCGAGTAACTACCTCATTTGGCGTCTTCAACTTAACCTGCATGCTGCTACGCAGGGCATATTTATTACGCGCTTGCAAGCGCGGGCCTACAACCTAGGCCTGGTATTTTGAAGGCATTGGCCAAGCATAATTCTCACAAAAGCGAACCATTTGCTCTTTGTAAGTTTTAAGCTCACCAACATAGCCAACCAAGCCACATTCTCTTGCGACTTCTTCTAGCTCACTTTTGCGCTTATTATAAATTTCCTCTCCAAAATGAAAGTATTTATCAAGCACATCAGTAATAGCACTAGCAGAATGCATTTCTTCTGACAAAACATCACTCTTCAAATGAGTATGTAATGTTTTCTGAATAGAATTTTCCTCAATGACTGCACGATAAAGCTTTAATTCTTCATCATATACAGCATTGTGCTTTAAGAAGCCTGCTTCTGCAGCCGTAATATACGGCACAGATTCAGATTCCTTATCTGCCATAGTGTATTCTAATCCAGCATTTGCCAAAGTTTTAGCAACTCGAGTATGGTTAAAAGCATCATAACCTTTCGCAACAGACATTACATTGTCGTCACCATAGGTCATCAATGCTACAACCTTATTGAATTTTGGTACCTTCCACCATTTCTCCTCTTTTGCAATCTCATAATAGCAATATCTCATATAAAGAGAATTTACTATTGAATTAATAACAACAGTCAAAGGATGTCCTGATGGATTTGATCCAAAGAATTGAATCAAAGTACCAAAATGGTCATAAGTTGGATTTGTAATTTCAGCTGCAATACCTTTCATTACAATAATGTCTCCATCATCATAATTTCCAGACTTAGCAGCAATTTCAATAAGAATTTTGAATGCAGCCAGCATAAACCTTGGCGACATTCTACCATCGAATGCTTTATAATCTCCAGCAATCATACGCTCCTTGCCATGCTTAAAAACATGATTCATAAGAGCATCCCATTCAGGAGAATATACATTTACACCACAAGCGCATTCAAATAATTCTTTCTCATCTTGCATTAAAGCAGAAAGAGTCAAAAAATATTTACGCACTAACATGGTAAATGGCATGTTTGAACCAGCAAAAACACGAACTTTCGTCTTCGTAGTTTTTACAGGTTCATCTTTAAGTGAAGCCTTAAAGACGGTATTTACCCTCTTTCCTTCACTCAATTCCTTCTCAATACGTCTCATT